TGTCTGCAATATTTGCAAAGAAATTTGGATCATCATTTAGTGCTGCTGCTAACTCATTAAGGGTATTTAGGGTCTCTGGAGCAGCATCAACAATGGCTGCTAGTTCTGCTGCATTAGCAAAATATGTCAGGGCAGACCAGGCTGAAGAGCCGTTACCCATCTTAAACTTACTTGTGTCGGTTTCAAATCCGATCTCACCTGCTGCTAGAATTGGGTTCGCAGCCGTCCATTGCGCTGCAGTTCCTCTGCGCTGTTGCATTCTTGTTGCCATATTTTTATTTCTCCTTAATGGGGGCTGCCCATTTACTTATCTTATTATAACCCCTGTTTTTAGTTGAAGTTATCTACTACACTACCGCCATCGAATACTACAGTCCAAGTTGTTGAACTTGGGCCTCCAGCATCCAAACCTACACCCAATGGGCTATTGAATGATCCACCTTCATAGAACTGGGATACTATGAAACCAGTTCCATCAATTGCGGTATCGTGAATGTGCTGTGGAAGATTATTTGTATCGTCAATAGTTGCCTGGGTATACCAGTTGCCATTGTAATAAAAATTAACTCTATTTGTTAGAGTGTCTAGCCACTGTGTTCCATTAGTTGGTGAAGAAGGAGGAGTTGTTCCTACTTGCATAGATCCTGACAAAGAATCAACATACTCCTTAGTTGCTGCATGTCCAGCAAGAGTTGGTGCTCCTACTGTTACTGCATCTCCGAATGTACCGCCGTTAGTTACGACTAATCCATTCTTGACCTTGAAGTCTTTTTCGACTGTTGCCATTTACTACTCCTTCTTCCAACTATTTATTTTTTAGAATTTAGTCAAGTGTTGCCATCAATGTTGCTGCAACCATAACTTCTGAGTTATTGTTTGCTGTAGTTACATTTAGGTCATACTTTGATGTTGAATTATTCCATTCAACTGTTACGGTTGCTAGTGGATCTACTGAAGTGTATATTGTTCCATATTCAACAACTGCTACTCCATTGGAACCATCTACTGTTGCAAGAACTTCTGTGACATGTGAATGACGAGTTCCTCCAACTGATGCTGTTACACGAACAAGGTACTTCATGCTTCCTTCGCTTGTTCCTGCTGAGTGACAGGTAGCCTTTGAAGCGGTTGAAACCTCTGTCCAAGTTGCTTCTTCACGACGAACCCATGTGATGTCAATTGACTCTGGATCAATGTTTGAACCATTGATTGCACTAAGTGCTCTTTCATCTGTGAAGTAAAGGTTTGTACCTTCTGCAAGATCAGATGTTGTAGAATCTGCTACACCGTTTTCTGCTGAAATTGTAAGACCATTTTCGTCACCAGTAATAGTGATGTTTGTCTTTGTAGCACCAACAATGAGTGCTGCTGCTGAAGTCTTAGCACGAACATCTGTGAAGTACTGGTTTGTAGCACCTTCTTCAATGTCATCTGTGTCAAGTGCATTAATTGCTGTAGTGATTGCTCCTGCTGGCTCATAGTTTCCTGCAAGCCCATCTGCATAATCTTCTGCATTTCCTTGTGCTGTTGATGCTGCTGTGTCTACATAGTCTTTAGTTGCTGCATGATTTGCTGAAGTTGGTGCACCTGATAGTGTCAAAGCACCAGTCATTGTATCTCCAGCCTTTGAAACCTTTGTTCCTACTGATGTAGCAAGATCTGCTGCATAGTTTGGATTGTCTCCAATTGCTGCTGCTAATTCATTGAGTGTATCAAGAAGTTCTGGTGCTGAATCTACCAGATCTGCAACCTTTTGATCTGCATAAGCCTGAGTTGCAAGAATATCTGAACCCCACTTAACAGAAGAACCTGCTGCTGGAGTAAGAACGATATGAGAATCAGAATTGATTGTCATTGATCCTGCGCCAGTGAAGTTAAGTGTGTCTCCAATAGTCTTATTTGTTAATGTTTGTGTGTCTGTTGTTCCTACTACGTTACCAGTTACACCGTGTGCTGATGTATCTGATTGGTGATCTGAAAGATCTCCTGATACAAGTCCTGCCTGTGTTGCTGCAGTTCCTGCTGCATCGTATGCTGCTGAAGTTGCATCAAGTGCTCTTTGGTTTGTGAAGTAAAGGTTTGTTCCTTCTGCAAGGTCTGCAGTGTCATGGTTTGAAAGGCTTGAAACTGTTCCAGTTACGTTACCAATCAAGTCTGCTGTAATATCACCAGCAGCAAAATCTCCATTAGCATCACGCTTTACAACTGTGTTTGCAGTGTTAGCAGGTGTTGCTGTACCACCAATAAGATCAATAATATAATTTTGATCTGCTGTCTTCTTTGTAAGAACGTCAAAACCGTTAACTGTCGCTGTTGTACCTTCAACGATTAAACCACTCTTAATTTTAAAATCTTTATTTACTGTTGCCATTTTTTATATCTCCTTTTATTATGCCTTAAGTCCCATACGTGCGTAACGTACGGTGACTGGCTTGATCGCAGGATCTGGAGTGACTGTAATAGCCACGGTATTTCCAGTGCGAGAGACATTAATGGTGCCAATATTCCCATCATTGTCGATAGTGCCATACTCACTAACTGATACATCTGTACCGTCAGCAAGAATTGTTAGTTCGGTTGCATAGAACTTGTTGTCCCCTGCAGAGGTCTTTGATATTGAAATAATATACTTGACCATGCGCCACTCTGTAGCCTGAAAATCATCAATAACAGTTACGTTTTCAATACCATTGATTTCATTTTCATTATTACCCTTTGATCCTAAATCTGTTGCTTGGGATGAAAGGGTGTCGATTAGATCTACGTAATCTTCTTGTGAAGGACGATCACCAGTCTGGAATTTTAACTTAACATTTGGAATTGTGAGTTTGGCCATGTGGTAATTATAACATACCTTTTAATAGTCTTATTAGAGAATGTAGTTGGAAAACCCAATAACCTGAACACCAATTCCTGGTGGATTGCTTTGACCGTATCCTTCAATTCCTATATTAGTTATTGTCAACTTAAAGGGGAGTATGTCTGCTGGAGTAACTATCTTAGGATACCCAACAGATACTACACCGCTAGATACTGGACTAAGATCTTCTATCTGTATTACTGGAGAGATTGTTGCTGCTGAAACTAATACTGCTAAAGCAATGCCCTGGGAAATTACGGTTGTTGCCATTTTTGGTTACGCCTGATCTGTGACTTCACCAAGCATAATCATCTCGCCTTGGCAGACTGTCCAAACACGATCACCGTCTTTTAGTTGAATATCAAAAACATCACCAGTTAAAAGTTGTTTTGATTGGGCTGCAGACAAAGTTACTGTAAATTCTCCATCGTCATCATTGTCTGTTTTATCTGGCAAAACAGTAAACAGTAAATCGTCTCCATCGTTATCTGAATATCTTCTAAAGTCTCCTGTAATATTCCAACCAGCATTATTTGGGTCAAAGGTGGTTGTATTATAATCTAAGGGATTTCCCAAATCATCTTCTACATAAATTCTAAAAGATGCGGTATCTCCAATTACAACAGTCCAGTTAATAAGCGGTGGCTTGTTCCCAATATTATATGTTGCTGGTGCAACTACTCCAGTAATAGGGGTTTCATTGGGGTTTCTGTATGTGGCCATAGGTTTATTATATCACGACAAACCGTCTCTGAGTGCTCCCCAGGTACCGTTTCCTTTTGCCTCTACTATTACAATTCCATTAACACTATCTGCAATAGCGCAAATTCCAACTGCTGCTGATCCTCCTGTTGGTCTAACATTTGTCAAACCTCCAGATTGGCCAACATAAAGTGTTTGTCCTGCAGCAAAGCCTGAAGTATTTAAACCTTCCATAACTCCAGCAACAACCACTATTCCATCAGAACCGTTTAATGTATTGTTTTTTAGTAATCCTAATATTGGTGCAGTTGTTGATGGAAGTGCTTTTGCAATTGTAACCTTGCCATTTACTTTTCCAGTTGTTGCATAAACTGGGACTCCGTTAGATATTGCTGCTCCACTGTTATTATGCACATTAATCTGAAAATATGATACGCCATACGCTGGTAGAATTGCATCCAATGATTCTGCTAATTTTTTAAAGTCTCCGTGTACGTTTACGGGGGAGTTTTCAAGGGGGTACTTAACTCATGTTATACTAGGTAGTAACACCTACCAGGGTGTTATTGTTTTCTAAGGAGGAAACTATGATTAAATTTATCGAAAGAAACAAAGAGATCATTAGCACACTCAGTATCGTAGCATTAGTAACTGTTTTGTCGAACGGAGCCAATGCTGATTCAGGTCTTGATACGAAAAACAACTTGAGCATAGAACAGGCTCAGACATTGGAAACCGCCTCGAAAGAGGTTTTTTTGGTTTCTAAGGCTAAAAAGTTAGAGAGTTTTGAGAACAAGGTTTCTCTGACCGATTTAGAACTAAAAGAACTGCTTTCATTAGTGGGCTTCAAGGGAAAAGACCTTGTAGTTGCTTGGGCAGTGGCTAAGAAAGAGTCTAATGGGCGACCATTGGCTTTTAATGGCAACCACAAGACTGGTGACTCATCTTATGGTATGTTCCAAATCAATATGATCGATGCCCTTGGTCCTGATCGTAGAACCAAGTTTGATCTTGACTCTAACGCTGAACTATTCAATCCCGTCAAGAATGCAGAGATTGCATACTACATGACAAACGGTGGAGATGATTGGTCCTCATGGAAGGGCATCACTCCAAGAACCAAATTTTGGATGAGTAAATTTCCCAAGTAAAATATAATAACTAGAGGCACCTGTAGGGTAAAACCTATGGGTGCTTTTTAGTTTCTTAATATTA